CTACTCTCCCCGCGCCACCTTACGCTTATCTTCTTTAATCTTGAAATAAAGGTTAGTCAGATACGTCAGCAGGCCAAACAGCAGACTCCCCAGTACACCTATTGCCACCCACTGGGACGGAGAGACTTTGTCCAGCAGCTGCAGTAACCAGTATCCCGTCCCCACCGCTGACGTGGTGTATGACACACCCGTTGTGATTTTTTCCATCTGATGTATGTCTCCGTCACCGCCGACAGAAAATGAAAGTAAGGAAAACAAAAAGCCGCCAGTGTCACCCACTGACGGCCAACTCCGGGAGCCGTGATTATGGCATTCAGGCTCTGCTAAAAATGCCAGATAACATTCCGACCAACCCCTGATTCAGGTTATAAATGACACAATATCTTGACAACATCCGTCACTGTCTGTCAGAAAATGTACTGCCAAATATAAGCAACATGTGAAGTACATCTATCCTTTTGAGCCAGCACCTCTCCACCGAAAGTCAGTGCTGGCTGTTTTTTCCTTAATAAGGCATCTGTAACTGAAACAATCCGCATATTGATAATATATTGACAGGCATCATTGCTGTCTGTGAAAAATAAGTCTCTACAAACATATAAGGCCTTTTAGCCAGCGTCTTCTTTTTCAGGTCAGTCGCTGGCTTTTTTATTATGCTGCCGGTGCATTTATCTCCAGCATCAGACTTTCTATCTCAACGCCATACGCTGCATTTTTTGTAACATCCGTCAGCGTCAGCGCATTCAGTCCCAGTGTCAGACTGTCTTTTATAACCTGGAATGCCGGGCCAGCCACTCCATTCAGTTTCGGAGTAACCGTGGCACTGCCGGCGGTGAACACCAGCTCCAGCGTCTGCCAGTCGTTACCGTAATCGCCGAACTCCCCCAGCTTCGTGTTTCCGGCTTTCCTGTGATGCATCAGATTCACTCTGCCGTCAGTGGTCTGAGTGAAGTACGACATCAGGAACGGATTACCGGTACCCGTCATCGCCACACCATCAGGAACGGGAGCATCCGTATACAGATAAATCCCCAGCCCGAACTGATTGTTGGTCAGTGCGCCTGACAGGCGGAACTTACAGGTCAGTCTGCCGCCCTGTGTCAGCAGGGTAATTGCGTCATCCACCGGATGCGTCAGGGACCAGGTTTTATTGCTCTGCTTGGCGATCTTAAATACACCACCCGACAACTGAATTCCGCCATCCTTAATGCTCCAGCCCTGCGCAGCAGCCTCTCCGGCTGCCGGCAGCAGGGAGATTGTGCGAACGGACGTATCTGCAGACGGACCCGATGGCGTGTTGCCGCCGGGCGAGGGTTTGATTTCCGGTGCCTTACCACTGATGAAGGCGGAGGTGCGCCCGGCTGCGTTCAGAATAGCGGTTGCCAGACGATCCGGAATAATGCTCCTGCGCGCCCATGAACTGAAATGTGTCGGGCGGTTTGATGATACCTGGTTTCCATTCGTTCTCGATGCCGCACCGTAATATCCTGATGCCGGAATATCCGGATCTTCTGCCGGCGCGTTAGTGGCGGTATTGACACCGTTACCGTCTGTCATGAAGGGCACAAAATAAACGCCCTCACTCTCCCTGTTTTTATACCCGCCGTACACGGTGTCGTACTGGGTAGCGTATGTATTTTTCCAGTAATACGTCGTGTCACCACAAATCCACGGCACATCTGCAGCACTGCCACCATGGCACTGCGCGTTAAACACGGAGAGGTCAGCACGAAACTGTGTCAGCATGGCTGTAAACAGCGCAGGTTGCTGTGCGTGGGTGGCGGCGCTCATGTCAAACTCTCCCTGCATCCAGCACACCGCCAGCAACACATTTTTCGGGTTCTTCTGTAATGCAGCTTTAGTGCGCGCAATCAGGTCCTGATATAACGGTTTACCCACACCCCAGCGTGCCGAATCCTGGCTGGCCCCCGTGTCCGCACTGAATGTCCCCTCAGCGCCCTGGGTGAATGCCGAACCACCACGACAGCATGGTACCAGCAGGATCCCCGCGTTATTCGGGATATACGGGAGCAGTTTTTTGGCAATATGTAACCCCTGGCCGACACAGCCGTACTGCCCTTTGCTCAGGTCTGCCTTCGGATGATTCAGCGTACTCATATCCTGCACATCATGCAGGCAGTGGTCGGCCGGAATAATATCGTTATATCTGCAGGCAGCCCCACCCGGCGTCACTGTACTGCGGCGCGCCAGCTGTTTAATGCGCGGATCCGGAGCATCGTATGAATCCGGCAGCGGAAGCCCTTCACCGTAAGCCATGGCATTGGACTGCCCGGCCAGTACGATGACGTAGTACCACTCCGGCTCAGTTGCACCACTGACCACCACATCACCTTCTGCTGTAATCGCCTGCATCAGGGTATAAGGGGTTATGGCCACCGGACTCCCAAACGGCTGCCAGCCCTCTTTCAGTTTGTGTGTCAGCTTTTCCGCAAGGTCTGACGGCGACGCCGCCCTGACAACATCATAATGTTTAAATGTCATTATTCCTCCCGGCCGGGATAGTGTATTAAATCAGATATGGAGTGGGCTGTAGTCCGGAAGCCTGAATGACACACGGGGACTACAGCCCAAGAAATGAAAAAAGGCCACGCAGTTGCGCAGCCTGATAAACCCTGGTTAAAATCCACACGATAACAACACAACAATATCAGTATCTCATGCTATTGCCCGAACCCATTCGGGCATTTTTTACCCATAAAAAAGCCCCTCCGGAGAGGGGCATGTTTGCATGCACATTCTTTTTCTTGCATGGTGCCGGGTGCCTCCCGGTGAATTCAGTATCAGCACCTGAATCCGCGATTATCACATATACCTGGTTGCTGATTGCCCCTCCGCACAGGGGGATTCACCATGCAGTAGTATTTTTAATAAACAGTAAACAAAAAATCAAGCATTATGCAGGCTGTTTCTTTTTATCACCGGCCACAGCAATACCACAATGCCGCAGACCAGCACCCCATCCGCCAGCACCGACATGATTCTGCTGGTGAAATCCACCATCACCACCAGAAACAGCAGGAGTGCAGCCACAGCCAGGCGCAGTTTTACCGTCACTGGTGATTCTCCAGACGAAGACCCAGAACACCGGCAATCTCTTCCAGCACCTTGCGCTCTTCCGGCTCAATTTCGCCGTCTGCCTCCGCAATGGCCACCGCCACATCCAGCACATCTTCCGCTTCACGCGTATCGTGTTTCACATCCTCGATCTCACGTAACGCCGCACGACGACCAATTTTAAAGTTCGTATCCAGCTGACCGATAATGGTTGCGCTAATCGCATTAATTTCTGACGTAAACGCGGACAGCGCAGGCTGATTACGCAGTACCTGTTCGATCTTCGCTTTCTAGGAAGCCTCACATTCACCATCTGCACAGGCCACCAGGTAGGCAGCATTAATAACCGCCTGTGCCAGATCGCGTTTCTCAAACTTTCCTTTTTCCGGTTAACGTGACACACCAATAACTCTTGTCGAAAAAGCCAGCAAGCTGAAAGACCGGTATTCACAACCACCAGCGCGTTTACTGTACTGGCGTGATTTCAGTCATAAAAAAACCCGCCTGGCGACGGGTGTAAAAAATCTTCTAACGTCAGGCATAAAACGCCCATCGTTAGGGCAAATTTACCACAGATTCGGGAAAAATCAACAAAGCTATCTGGTCACCTTTTTCAGTTGTTGTTCTGCCCATGCTTCTTCAATATCAAACTGCACCACCAGCGTATCGTAAAAACGTTTAACTGTTTTTTTCCATGTATCAAGAGATATGGCATCGGTTACATTACATATGGCATTAAATGCCTCCGTTGAAGGTAATCTTTCATAGCCACGACCACCACAACGCTGGCAGTCTCTGATAACAGGCATACCACGTTTTACCGACTCTTCACGATGAATGGCAACACCGCGCCCACGACAATCTTTACAGGCGGTGGAAACCTCCCCCTTCCCTCCACACTCCGGACAGGCAACTTTTACCACCTCCCTGACTTTTTTCCATTCCTCCCAGTAAGACGGATACACGCCTTTTGTGCACTTTGCCCACACTGGCGGCTTACCATCCGGATACTGGATCTTGTTTGTAAAAACCTCGCTTTCAATAAATTTTTTTCCGTGACAACAGGGGCACTGTTTTTTGCTCGCCGCGCTACGGGCATAATCTTCAAACGCATACGAAGCCATAATACGCATCACTGCCGGTTTTATTTCTGCCGGGAGTTTTCTTAACGCCGCCACGCGATCACACCGACTGAGTGCATATTCTGTCAGCAATTCTGTTGCCCGCTCTCTGTCATTCATACTAATGCCCATTTTCCCAAGGAACGCAGAAAACCCCATCTCAGCCCAATTCTGTGTCATGCCCTGCGCGGCCATCACATCAGTGATACTCAGCGTATCTTTCGACGTTGAGGCCGATGCATCAGTCAGGCCGGGGGATTTTGGGGAGTAGTATTTCGGTAAATCTTCCAGTTTCATTTTTTGACCAGCCCTTCAAGCATTATGGGGTAAATCTTCACCCCCAGACGTCCACCAGATACTGGCTGACCACGAACGATATTGATTTCATCAAACTGCTCATCGTCCATTAACACTCCCGCATGCGTCAGCGCATCCAGCGGCGCTTTCAGAATATTGTCCAGGTCACGGCGGCGCTTATCCGGTGGCTCGGCAATAATCTTTATCGCCAGCCTTCCGGACAGGCTTAATTTCAGCCGCTGCTGGCGAACAATAAGCGCCACAGCCCGGCGATAACGCTCACCGGCTTTTGATACAAAATATGTGCTGCCACGACGTCGCCAGTAGGTGTTCACCGTCGGCGGGTAAAGCAAAACAAACTCTATACGCATCAGTAACCTCTTTTACCCGAGCACGCCGGTTGCAAAGGCGTGATCAAGAAAACGAAAAATTAAATCAACCTGGGAACCATGCTTTTCTTCGAACGCCAGCGGATCCGCATGAAGCTCGTTGTGATGCTCCCGACACAGCGGTAGCGTGAAAATATCGTGGGATTTTGTTCCCATTCCACCCTGACCATGACCAATCAGATGATGAGGATCGTCCGCTGGCTTACCACAACACGCACACGGCTGTGTCTTTACCCAGCGTGTGTATTTCTCATTTACCCAGCGGCGACGTTTAGGTCGTTTCATGAAGGATTCCGGAGACTCCGGATCAACGGCAATGCTGACCACCGTCTTTTCCTGTGGTGGGTTCTGTTGCTGGTGGGTGTGAGGCGGTAGCGCAATATTTTTTGTGCGCTGCTTCAGTATGCTGGTGGCGGTCTGTTCTCCCGGTATGATGTCGCTTTCACGGTATACGGAGCGGATTTTTTCCGCCGGTAATCCCAGAGAGCGACGCGATACTGCCTCAGGTAATGCGTCCACCACCTGATTGCAGACTGCCCACCAGGATAATTCAGCCAGCGATAATTCCCGCTCCTGCGTGCCATTCATTACATGGCGTATGACGTCAATCATCCAGGCTGTCAGATTTTGTTGAGTAAGTTGCTCAAGTGATTCGGAGGTCTGGTCGCGCAGCTGGTTGTCGCAGTGCCAGCACAACACCATTGCGCCAGCACCGTAACTGTGAATAACGGTTTCGCTGTGATGATAATCGCCGTGTGGCCACTGGCAGGATTTCACGTGACGTAATAACCAGTCAGACAGTGCACCAGCGCCGCCAGCTGCACGAATCACCCGCTCATCGCTGAAAAATGGCAGCAGTGATTTATCTTCCGCCAGCGGCTGGCGAACAGCAGGAACCGCTCCAGATGGCAGCGCCCGCATGTTTTTCGGTTCCGGCTCCACCAGCACCCTGCCGCGATGAAAAACTGGCAATGATTCACGACCGGGCTTAAGGACCACCAGCCCGAGTTCCGGAACCAGAACAGGTCGAAGTAATACCCGCACATTACCTCCAGACGCGCTGACGGTAGCAGGCATGTGTCCGTGGCAGATGTGCACGAACAGGAAGATATACAGAAACGGTCCAGGTCAGACGATCAGCGTTCAGACTCCGCTCCACACGGACACCGCGACGCAGATACGCCTCTTGAAGCATATCTGCCTCATCGATCGTACAGAACAGATAGTGAAACCAGCCATACTGAGGCGCACGAAAACGCCTCCCCTGCTTAATTTCCGGGTCGGCTTCAGAATTGTGGGATTTTATGTGTTGTGTCATCGGATTCTCCGGTGACAGCAGGTGTCAGTTGTTCAGGCTGACTGCGCGAATTGTAAGGCAATACGCCGGAATGTACAAACAGAAAACCCGTCAGTAAGACGGGCTTAACAAGCAGGGGCGGTTACTTTAATAATTTCAGTGCCTTTACATCAACTTCAACACTGCTCAGGTCTTTATCAATTTCACCCTCAATTCTTACTTTGTCTTTCGGAGAAACATTCTGCCCGGCCCATACGCTGTCATCAATATCCGTGACAATTGTCCCGCTATTGTCACGAAACTCATAACGTTCATCACCCACTTTTTTAACGATGCTCCCTTCAAGGATAACCCATGCATCATCCTTCAGTTCTTTTGCCTGCGCTACTGTTGAACGCTCTGCTTCTGGCCCCTGGAAACCACCCTGCTGTGCAAAAGCGCCAAAAGACACACCGGAAATAAGTGCTGCAATCAATACCTTTTTCATTCATAGTCCTCTTTCAGAGATGAACATTCAAACAGCATTTTCAGTATGGTAAAGCGCGGGTGCGTTGAGGATGCCTGACACATCAGAGGTGGCGGGAGATTACTCCCCCGCCTGGTCTCTTACTTCTCAGATTCGTAGTCTACGAAGACAGCGACCTCCGTCTGACCGGTTCGGATTCGCACCTCGCAGAGGTCTTTCCTCGTTACCAGTGCCGTCACTATGACGGTTAAACAGATGACGATCAGGGCGATTAACATCGCCTTTTGCTGCTTCATAGCCTGCTTCTCCTTGCCTTTCGGCACGTAAGAGGCTAACCTACATGTGTTCAGCATGGATTGAGCCTCAGATTAATGTTAAGCGTCTTGCAGGACGCGTAATGTTAACTGGGGCTTTTCTCTATCTGCCGTTGGTGTTCATGCCCGAGGCAGATAGCCTCAAGCACCCGCTGCAATTCTACTTAACTATCCTTTTCCCGCAAACCGTTTTTATCCCCAGCGGCAAATCGAATACACCACCAGCGCCACCGCCATCGCAATTCCTACCGTTGTGAATGCTTCAGGCCAGGTCATTGATTCACCTCCTGCGGCGGTTCTGGTAGCGACATCCAGTGGGTTGCTTGCCTAAGATCATTACCCGGACTAACTGCTATACCTCCGCGCCGGAACGTGCCTCCGAGATAGCGTGCGGAATATATTAATGGCCCAGCCTCGCTATCGATATTCATCGAAATAAGCACGTTCTGGCTCTTTTCAGGCATTCGCTCAGTACAGCTTATCCAGCCATCCAGAGTTATCGGAGATCTGGTTGACGTTTCCGAGATTTCCCGAAAATTGTTGGTTGACGAATTCTTATTTTCCCGAAAGTTTCCGGCCTGAAGCATGGCGACGCGGCAGGCGTTCCAGCCATCAGCATATGTTTTAGTTACACCGTCGAGATGGCAGGTAAGCAAATCCATTTCATCAGGCACTACCATTGCTATCGGCTCTGCTTCCAGTGATGCCAGCGCGATACGAAACACATTAGCCAGCAGGCTGTCTGAAGACTTGTTATCGTGCGCCGAGTCGCTCAGGAAGCCTGTGATGTATGATTTAATCTCCGCGCGTTCTCTGGTAATAGTGCTCATATCAGTTTTCCTTATACGGATTAATTTTATTGTGCAGTGCGCTGAATGATTCCCATGTCACATCGGTATATAGCTCAATAACTGGTTCAAATGTCCTTCCAATTATCCAGACCAGTAATAGCGGGGATATCGGTATCATCAACACTATAAACAGAATGAAAAACAGAAACTCTGTTGTTCTGCTCTTTCGTGGGTAATTTTTTTCTAAATAATGTTTCATTTCTTACCGCCCTTTCGGGCGGCCTCCTGATGTTCTGAGGGTGCAGGAATCCCTCCGGTTAAGGATTTAATAAAAATCGTTTCTGATTTAAATCTTCAGTATTTAGTTGTTAGTTGGTTTATCGCCTTTATGCTTCAGCCTTATTTCGCAACCAGACACAAACCGGGCCATCTTCCGTATCATGAATGGAACCAATAAACCAGCCATCGCCCTCTGGTCGTTCCGGTTCCCATGCAGAAATATCAGCATCACACGCATCAAGGTCAGCACATCCTTCATCTCTGAAGCAGAGGACGTATTGAAGATTATTTTCCTCCATCCAGGCGTTAAACTCTTCCGTTGAAATATATTCCCGACCATCACAGAATTTTTCATATTCAGGATGTGTCCAGTAGCCATATCCGTCACGAACTACCGGCATTTCTTTAATTTCACTCACTGTTAACCTCCTGCAACGCTACACGATACGCCTTCTTTATCCACGCCTTACTGCCATATAATTTCGTCTTCATAATAAACACACCTGCACGACTCGCCGATATCCCCGGACAGGTTAACAGCACAGCATCCACCACACGGTTATGCTTCCGAAACTCCATTACAGTACTGCTGATAACCACCTGCCCCACCGGGCCGTAATCCTGATACAGGATTTTCACGCAGACACCCTCCTGTCGAAATAAACGTAGTTATTCACTATGCGCAGCGGCATGCCTAATTTTCTGGCAATTTCCCTTCTTTGCATGCCTCTCTGATGCAGTTGCCGCGCCAGCTCAATATCACGCTGAGAATATTTTGCCGACGGGTGAAAATCACCACGTAACATCATGCTGATGCCCAGCTCCCGTGCCTTCGTTCTCACTGCCGCTTCAGTTCGTCCGATAAGTGCGCCAACGCTTTTTACCTTCATCGTTCCCGCACACTGCCGGAGTATCATGATTTCCGCCCGGCACCACGTCTTCCACCCACTCACCGCTGCTGTTCTCTGGTGGCGGTAATATCCCGGAGAATATCCCGGCACTTGTTCAGCTCCCGCAGCGCGGCGCAGACTCGCTCCCACTTCTGAACCTGACCTTTTGCCCGGCGCAGCTCGCGGTTAGCCACATGCAGCGATGGTAAAATCAGACCATCCGGATGCTTTCTGGTGAACGACGGCTGTGACTGCACTGTGACCGCCACACTTTCCGTTTTTATTTCTTCCTGTGTTGCGGCTTCCCGGACTGGTAACGCAGCACCTGCTGGCTGAGGAAAGGCCTTACCATCATTTTTCGTTACCGGCGCGGCTTTCGGATCTGCTGGTAAATTACCCCCCGACATGCAGTAACGAAATTTACCGTTCTGATTAACGCGTGCCAGCCGCCCCGTTGCGGTTACCACCGCCAGCGTGGAAGCAACCTTGCGAGTACTGACGCCGAACTTACCCGCCAGTTCCTCACACGTTTTAGCACCATCCTGACCGATAAACTCAACCATCATGTCTGCGGTAACTTTTGGAGCGACCTCTTCGGTTACCACATCCGGCGCTTCAGGTTGTAGTGCCTGCCCTTCGGTTACCCCGGCTTCACCTTCGACAGCCAGAAACCAGGTGTGACCCGTTTTATCAACAACGCCATTTTTTTTGAGTTCCCACAGTTCGTTAAGAACTTCTTCACGGCTGATATCAAGCCGCGCCGCCAGTTCAACAGAATTGGCTTTTCCCATCGCTTTCAGTGCATGCAATACAGTTTCCATCGAAAATTTACCTCGTCAAAAATTCTCACATACCCTGACGTCCAACGTTTGACCGCCAGCTCTCCCAGTTAAAATTCACCCAACGACCACCATTCATGGTCATACGGTCCATCACCCGATCTCCGAGGAGTGTGCTCATCGCTGCGTGATTCAGGTTCGTCAGCATTCCGACACTACGCATCGAAGCCGTTCTGCGGTCGACTATCTGGTTCAGCGTGACCTGCTCGTTGCGCGTATCCCGCTGCATGCCAATTTCATCAAGGACCAGAAGGTCAACTCCACAAAGCTCCTGTAAAAATTTTTCCCCGGACTGGCCGTTGTCGTAGCCGTCATGCAACACGCTCATGACATCGGACACGGTGACGATAATCACGCTTCTCCCCTTCGCCATCAGCCGATTGCCAATCGCTGCTGCCAGGTGATTTTTACCGGTACCAGGTTTACCGCTGAACACGAAGTTTGTACATCCGGTCATCAATTCATCGGCAATGGATTTCGCCTGGCTCAGAGCATGGCGCTGACCGTCGTTCTGCACCCGGTAGTTCCCGAATGAGCACTTCCTGTGAAGCGGCTGGATGCCCGCACGGTTCAGGATTTTTTCAACCCGCACCTGATGATTCAGGCGGTTAATCTCCTCGCTGCGTTTTCGTCCTTCAGCAAGTTGCCATTCCCGCCACTCCTCCACCGTCCGGTACGGTGGAACCGCCCCCCTGTGGTGCAAGTCTGCGAATACGTTCAAGAACCCCAACTGCCGCAATGTTTTTCATGACACGTCACCCCCTGAATCCCGGCGGTATTTCAGTGTCCGGTTCAGAAATGTGATTCACGCAACGCTGCGCGGGCGAACGCCCCAGGCGGATAACCAGTTCATCCCATTTTTCCCGGAGTTTTGCCGGACTCATGATGTTTTTTACCCAGAACGAATCCCGCTGGAGACGCCCAAACATTTCACAAATTTGTCTGTGAGTTCTGCCATCCAGCATCCGCATTGTCCGCACGTCATTGGCCCATGCAGTCCAGTTGGGTTCTTTCGGTCTCGTGATCTCGCCATCATCGCTGGCCGCCTGCTCGTAAAGACTCACGATTCGTCCCCAGATCCACTGTGCGCACACCAAATCTTCCTGACTTCCCCACTGGCGTTTTTTCGCACTGAACACAACCGCGTCAGGGTGTCGGGTTAAAAAATCCTGTTCAGCCGTCTGCGGGTCCGGTTGCGAAGCGTCCGGACAAGAAGATCTTTTATCTGACGGATCAGGTTTTAATACTGACGGATCGGGGTCAATCATCGCCCCCCTAATCGGCAGTTTGTTATCAACAGTTGATCCATCAAAATTTGACGGGTCAACCGTTGAGGGGGCAATATTTGACGGGTCAACTGTTAACGGGTCATTTTTTGCCGGGCTAATTTTTCTTTTCGGTTTATATGACTCACGCGCCGCCGCCGCAGCTGCTTCGAGTTTTTCCACATTAAGCCGATAGATATTGCTTACATTACGCCCACCGACCTTACGCTCTTCCTTCGTCAGCCAGCCCTCTTTCGCCAGTTCTGCAATAGCCGATTTCACTGTGGATTCACTTCTTGCACCGATCTGACGCCGGATAGTTTCAATGGCAGGCCATGACACGCCCTCGTCATTGCTGTAGTCTGCAAGACGGGCCATAACCGCCACCCTGGATAAGATCATGCCGGTGAAGGCGCACCCTTCCCAGACAAGACCATGAAGCTTGCTGCTCATAAAACCCCCGAACACCGTGCTTTTAGTGCATCACCACAGCATTCCCTGCCGGGCCGCCGCGATTCATCTGGTCATACAAAACAACCGCTGACGCAACAAAATCATCGACATCCTTCACCAGCCGATCCCTCCGTTCGACGATCTCACGGTAATATTCAGAACTGTGGCTGCGCATACGGGCCACCAGCAAAGGCGGCATCGCCTTTTCGATCGCCGGTAACAGAGCCTGCATTTTTTCAACAGCATCAGGGGTGTCTTTATCCAGCCAACGGAAAATTTTCTGGGTATTACGGGCCAGGGCTTCCGGATGGCTGTCGTCATACAGTTCCGGGAACGTCATTCCCAGCTCGAAATACGCTTTGGTAATTTTCGCAGCCGGTACTTTTTCGCCGTCCGGATGCGCCCAGACATTCATCGCCATGCGGATGTGTTCATGCTTGATTTTCATGAATCAACTCCATCAGATAAGCATGCACTACAATCACCTTCAGCATGAACTACATGTGTTTGCCCCAAACGAATGCCGCTCGCATACTCAGGCCAAATAAGCTCCCAATCATGAGGTCGTAGCTCCGCCCTACTTACTTGGCCTTCCGTCGCAGATTCGATCATAAGGGCGCGGGTTGGAGATATAGCTGTTCGTCCAGACGCCATTTGCGATAAGTAAGATGGCGATACACCAAGTCTGGCCGCGAATTTCTTAGCATCACCAACCCTTAATGATTTAATAAACTCTTTTAATGTCATACCTTCCTCGGTTTAGTGTTTTTTTGCGAGTTTAGTGTTTAATAAACCATTAAGTCAAGTATTTGCTTGTTTAGTGATTACTAAAGATAATTACCACATGCAAAAAAAGAAATTCGCCGTTTACGTCTCAAGGAGTGGTTTAAAGATAAAACTCTGCCACCCAAAGAGAAGAGCTACCTATCTCAACTAATGAGTGGGAGAGCCTCGTTTGGAGAAAAGGCTGCCAGAAGAATAGAGCAAACATACGGGATGCCGGAAGGGTATCTGGATGCGGAATACGCAGAACAACCGGGGGTTTCTCCACCACATGCAGGGTTAACGTCTAATCAACTGGAATTATTGCAGATTTTTTCAGCCTTCCCTGAGGATGAGCAACGCCAGATAATCAGCGAGTTAAAGCAGAAAAAAGAATCAATGGAAGATCTCATAGCGAGATGGATTGCGGCGCAAAAATGCCGCCGCGCCTGAGTTATAAAACCGGAGGAAACATGAATAGAGCCCTTTCACCAATGGTTTCTGAATTTGAAACCATTGAACAAGAAAACAGTTACAACGAATGGCTGCGTGCGAAAGTAGCAACGAGCCTTGCAGATCCGCGCCCAGCAATTCCCCATGACGAAGTTGAGCGCAGAATGGCAGAACGCTTTGCTAAGATGCGCAAGGAACGGAGCAAGCAGTAAAATGTTACCCGTGTTATGGCTTGAAAGCGCAGATACCGACCTAGATGATATAACTAGTTATATTGCTCGTTTCGACATAGATGCGGCTGAACGCTTATGGCAGCGATTAAGGGGTTGTGTGCTGCCGTTATCCGAACATCCGTATTTATACCCACCAAGCGACAGAGTACCTGGCTTGCGTGAGATTGTAGCCCACCCTAACTATATAATTCTATACCGCGTAACAACATCAAGCGTTGAAGTAGTAAACGTGATCCACGCAAGACGCCAGTTTCCCTAACTTTCACTACCAATAGAAACATAACAACCGCAACGACTTTATCAAAAGCGTTGTGTTTGTTATGTCCCGCGGTTTAGTTTTTACTTGACTTAAGTTTAATGTTTATTAAACTAAAAATACCACCCCGCCCCACAGAACGCAGGGAAATACTTCGAGTTACCCGGCAGTGGTCAGGGGTTAAGTAGCCAGCCCGAGGCGTATGAACATGACGGCAGGGTTCAACTTTAATAACTATGCAGCAGGTTTTTGTTCCGCTACCCCGGCGTTAAGGGGAAATGAGGTCAGCATGGATACTATCGATCTTGGCAACAACGCATCTCTGGTGTACGGCGTGTTTCCAAACCAGGACGGCACGTTCACCGCAATGACGTATACCAAAAGCAAAACGTTTAAAACCGAAAATGGTGCCCGTCGCTGGCTTGCCAAAAATACCAGCTAAACCATTTATTGGATTAATTCAATATTCTTGCTGTAGGGGTATAGCCGAGGCCACCAAAGCCCGGAGGTGGTGAAATAAAACCGGGCACAACACGAAGGCGCATTTCCGGTATCCATAAAGAGTCGGTCTTGTCTGTTAAATTTAAATGGTGGGAGTGCGCCTCCGGTTGTGAATAACAACACTGCTGTGTGTAGTCTTGGCGGCATCAGTTTTTTCTTGAAGTTCGACTGATGTCCGCCCTTTTTAAAGTGAATTTTGTGATGCGGTGAATGCGGCTAAGCGCACGCGGCACAGTTAAAAGTCATGTTAGTCCTTATTGGTTTGGGTGGGAAAGCCGACTGTAATTGTTAACTGGTTGCAGTCACCTGGAGGCACCAGGCACCGCATCAACAAAGTTCATTTGTAAAAATGGAGATAATTATGATTGCACATCACTTCGGAACTGATGAAATACCACGTCAGTGTGTGACTCCTGGTGATTATGTTCTTCATGAAGGCCGGACATATATCGCCTCGGCAAACAATATTAAAAAGCGAAAACTTTATATTCGTAACCTGACTACAAAAACATGCATTTCTGACTGCATGATTAAAGTCTTCCTCGGTCGTGATGGTTTACCTGTAAAGGCGGAGTCATGGTGATGACTAAGAAAATAAAATGTGCTTACCACCTTTGCAATAAAGGAATTGAAGAAAGCAAAAGCATTAAAAGACCACTTCATTTCATGCGTGGAGTTATCCCAACGACGGAAATGAAAAAATATTGTAGTGAAAATTGTGCCGAAAAAGACCAGATGGCACACGAACTTTAATTAACTGACTATGCGAAACTGAATTTATGCCAGCAATGGCAGGGATTCGCTCAACCTTAATTAAGGAGAAAAAATGATTACCAATTATGAAGTCACTGTTGTAACTACCGATGACATTGTTCACGAGGTTAATCTGGAAGGAAAGCGTATTGGCTACGTGATTAAAACAGAAAATAAAGAAACCCCATTCACTGTGGTTGATATTGACGGTCCATCAGGCAACGTAAAAACACTTGATGAAGGTGTCACAAAAATGAGTCTGGTTCACATCGGAAAGAATCTGCCCGCAGAAAAAAAAGCCGGATTTCTGGCAACTCTGATTGCAATGAAATTAAAAGGTGAAATCTGAAAAAAGAAAGCCTGCACAACGTGCAGGCCTGAGTGAAGAACCTGGGACATTTATTCATCACTCGCAGTAATTTTAATCTGAGTTGAGGTTAAAAAACAATGAGCACAAAACCACTCTTCCTTTTACGGAAAGCGAAAAAATCATCCGGTGAACCTGACGTCGTCCTGTGGGCAAGCGACGATTTTGAATCAACCTGTGCCACTCTGGACTACCTGATCGTTAAGTCAGGTAAAAAACTGAGCAACTATTTTAAAGCTGTTGCCACAAATTTTCCTGTCGTTAATGACCTTCCCCCTGAAGGTGAGATCGATTTTACCTGGAGTGAACGCTATCAACTCAGCAAAGACTCCATGACCTGGGAACTAAAACCGGGAGCAGCGCCAGACGACGTTCACCATCAGGAGGATGCACCGGAAACCGAAGAACCGACGGGAGGCCAGGAAGAAAACGCGCAGGCAGACGCCCACGAGGATTGCCAGGATTGCGAAGTCTCTGTAGCCACTTTGCGGTTCACACAGCGTCTTCTGCACATTTTTACGTATGCAGCCGGGGATCGAAAATACCTGCATCATGCCACCCGTGAACAACGCAAACACATTACTGCTCTTGAGATGGATCAGGAAAACAGCTATGTCCAGAATCTGCTGTTGGCCATACGCAGCATGGCAGAACCGACAACTCTGGATAATGCCGCCCTGCTCCGCCTGACTGATGCAATTAAGGCAGTGTTCTCTATCACGAAAAAACATCAGCCCTATGAATTTAAGAATTTCATTTCAGCCTGGCTGGATACCGAACACATTGATCGCGGTCTTCTGACAAAAGAATGGCGAAAAGGGAATCGTGTTTCACGCATCACTCGCACGGCTTCCGGTGCTAATGCTGGCGGCGGGAACCTCACCGATCGCGGCGAAGGTTTCGTCCACGATCTGACATCACTGGCGCGCGATGTAGCCACTGGCGTACTGGCCCGTTCAATGGACGTGGACATCTATAACCTTCATCCGGCACACGCTAAACGCATTGAGGAAATTATCGCTGAAAATAAACCACCCTTTTCTGTTTTCCGCGACAAATTCATCACCATGCCTGGCGGGCTGGATTATTCCCGCGCCATCGTGGTTGCGTCCGTGAAAGAAGCACCAATTGGGATCGAGGTCATCCCCGCACACGTCACTGAATATCTGAACAAAGTACTGACTGAAACCGATCATGCCAACCCTGATCCGGAAATCGTGGATATTGCCTGCGGTCGCTCCTCGGCCCCGATGCCGCAACGAGTAACAGAAGAAGGAAAACAGGACGATGAAGAAAAACCACAACCATCTGGCGCAATGGCAGATGAACAGGCAACGGCTGAAACAGTGGAACCGAATGCAACTGAACATCATCAGAACACGCAGCCGCTGGATGCTCAGTCACAGGTAAATTCTGTTGATGCGAAATATCAGGAACTGCGGGCAGAACTCCATGAAGCCCGGAAAAACATTCCATCAAAAAATCCTGTCGATGCCGATAAATTGCTTGCTGCATCACGTGGTGAATTTGTTGACGGAATTAGCGACCCGAACGATCCGAAATGGGTTAAGGGGATCCAGACTCGCGATTCTGTGTACCAGAACCAGCCAGAAACGGAAAAAATCAGCCCGGATGCGAAACAACCTGAGCCAGTAGTGCAACAGGAACCGGAAATAGTCTGCAATGCCTGCGGTCAGACTGGCGGGGATAACTGCCCTGACTGTGGTGCGGTGATGGGCGACGCAACATACCAGGAAACATTCGGTGAAGAGAATCAGGTTGAAGCTAAGGAAAAAGATCCGGAGGAAATGGAAGGCGCTGAACATCCGCACAATGAGAATGCTGGCAGCGATCCGCATCGCGATTGCAGTGATGAAACTGGCGAAGTCGCAGATCCCGTAATCGTAGAAGACATAGAGCCAGGTATTTATTACGGAATTTCGAATGAGAATTACCACGCGGGTCCCGGCGTCAGTAAGTCTCAGCTCGATGACATTGCTGATACTCCGGCACTGTATTTGTGGCGTAAAAATGCCCCCGTGGACACTACAAAGACAAAAACGCTCGATTTAGGAACCGCTTTCCACTGCCGGGTACTTGAACCGGAAGAATTCAGTAACCGCTTTATCGTAGCACCTGAATTTAACCGCCGTACAAACGCCGGAAAAGAAGAAGAGAAAGCGTTTCTGATGGAATGCGCAAGCACAGGAAAAACGGTTATCACTGCGGAAGAAGGCCGGAAAATTGAACTCATGTATCAACGCGTTATGGCTTTGCCGCTGGGGCAATGGCTTGTTGAAAGCGCCGGACACGCTGAATCATCAATTTACTGGGAAGATCCGGAAACAGGAATTTTGTGTCGGTGCCGTCCGGACAAAATTATTCCTGAATTTCACTGGATCATGGACGTGAAAACCACAGCGGATATTCAACGATTCAAAACGGCTTATTACGACTACCGCTATCACGTTCAGGATGCATTCTACAGTGACGGTTATGAAGCACAGTTTGGCGTGCTGCCAACTTTCGTTTTTCTGGTTGCCAGCACAACTGTTGAATGCGGACGTTACCCGGTTGAGATTTTCATGATGGGCGAAGAAGCAAAACTGGCAGGCCAGCAGGAATATCACCGCAATCTGAGGACCCTGGCTGACTGCCTGAATACCGATGAATGGCCAGCTATTAAAACGTTATCACTGCCCCGCTGGGCTAAGGAGTATGCAAATGACTAAGCAACCACCTATCGCAAAAGCCGATCTGCAAAAAACCCAGGGAAACCGTGCACCAGCAGCAGTAAAAAATAACGACGTGATCAGCTTTATTAATCAGCCATCAATGAAAGAGCAACTGGCAGCAGCTCTCCCACGCCATATGACGGCTGAACGAATGATACGTATCGCCACCACAGAAATTCGTAAGGTTCCGGCGCTAGGAAACTGTGACACCATGAGTTTTGTCAGTGCGATCGTTCAGTGTTCACAGCTCGGCCTTGAGCCAGGTAGCGCCCTCGGCCACGCATATTTACTGCCTTTTGGTAATAAAAACGAAAAGAGCGGTAAAAAGAACGTTCAGCTAATCATTGGTTATCGCGGCATGATTGATCTGGCTCGCCGTTCTGGTCAAATCGCCAGCCTGTCAGCCCGTGTTGTCCGTGAAGGTGACGAGTTTAGTTTTGAATTTGGCCTTGATGAAAAGTTAATACACCGCCCGGGAGAAAACGAAGATGCACCAGTGACCCACGTCTATGCTGTCGCAAGACTGAAAGACGGAGGGACTCAGTTTGAAGTTATGACGCGCAAACAGATTGAACTGGTGCGCAGCCAGAGTAAGGCTGGTAATAACGGGCCATGGGTAACTCACTGGGAAGAAATGGCAAAAAAACGGCTATTCGTCGCCTGTTTAAATACCTGCCTGTCTCAATTGAAATCCAGCGTGCAGTATCAATGGATGAAAAGGAACCACTGACAATCGATCCGGCAGACTCCTCTGTATTAACCGGGGAATACAGTGTAATCGATAATTCAGAAGAATAATTCAGCCTGGCGGTGTAATGCACCGCCAACGTGAGACAGTTTTTATGACAAAAATTATGAGATATGACGATGTTAAACCATGTCCGTTTTGTGGTTGTCCATCTGTTACAGTGAAAGCAATTTCAGGATATTACCGGGCAAAATGCAACGGATGCGAATCCCGAACTGGCTATGGTGGAAGTGAAAAAGAAGCACTCGAAAGATGGAATAAACGAACTACTGGAAATAATAATGGAGGTGTTCATGTATAAAATAACTGCCACTATTGAAAAAGAAGGTGGCACTCCTACTAACTGGACAAGATATTCAAAATCTAAATTAACGAAATCAGAATGCGAAAAAATGCTCTCAGGGAAAAAAGAAGCAGGCGTGTCCAGAGAGCAGAAAGTAAAGCTGATAAATTTTAATTGCGAGAAACTTCTGTCCTCGTGAGTTGCATTATATACAAATTAGAACTTCATAGCTGATTATTAAAAATCAACCACACCCGCCAGTATTCTGTATATTTACTGGCGGTCATATCGTAAGAGGTATGGCAATGAATCTTGTGACACTCAAAACGTGGGGAAAACTCAGATATCCGGATAACCCACCATCAATATCAACGCTGAGACGATGGGCAAGGAATGGAAACATTTATCCTGCACCTGAACTACACGGGAGGAGTTACAGGGTGGTTCCGGAAGCTTTCTATATCAACCCAAATAAGGTTGATACCGATATAACACACCATCAGCCTAATGGGCGACAAGGGAGAGACAGTCCGTTACTGGAGAAGTTAAAACATGCAGCGGAAAAAATACGATCCCAATTTACCTAAAAACTTAACATATCGAAGGAGGGACAAAGCATATTACTGGCGCAACCCTCTGACGAAAGAAGAATTTACACTAGGTAAAATTTCAAGAAGAGATGCAGTAGCGCAGGCAATTGAAGCAAATCATTATATATACAAAAACTACTCTCCTGCTGCCTTAATTGAAAAACTAAAAGGGTTCGACTCATTTACTATGGCAGACTGGATTGAACGTTACAAAACGATTCTTATAAGGAGAAAAGTGTCCAGAAATACTTATAAAATTCGGGTAAATCAACTGGAGACAATAAAAGAAAAATTAGGAGGGGTTTTACTGACAGAAATAACCACTCGCCATATTGCCGAGTTTCTTGATTTGTGGATTGAAGGAGGGAAAAACACGATGGCAGGATCAATGCGTTCTGTGTTATCTGATATGTTCCGCGAGGCCATTGTTGAAGGACGTATATCTCAAAATCCAGTAACGCCAACAAGAGCACCGAAAATAGTAGTTACAAGAGAACGGCTGAAACTAAAGACATACAACTGCATCAGGGAGGCAGCAGATCAACTTCCGACATGGTTCCCATTAGCTATGGACTTAGCCCTTGTAACAGGACAACGTCGCGAAGACATAACAAATATGCGGTTCAGTGAGATTTATGATGATCGTCTCCACATCAGGCAAATTAAGACAGGAATGATGATTGCTATCCCCCTGTCACTCAGCCTTCCTGTCGCTGGTTTACGACTTGGTACAGTAGTTGAACAGTGCCGCATGGTAAGTAGGGGGGATTATCTAATCAGTGCCGGGATTAGAAAAAACAGCCCTGACGGCAGCATTCACCCGGACGGCCTGACAAAGAAATTTGTCGCAGCCAGAAAATTAACAGGTATCCAGTTCAGTGAAAACCCACCAACTTTTCACGAGATCAGAAGCCTGGCTGGACGATTGTACAAAGAAACATGTGGGGAAGAATTTGCTCAACGTCTACTTGGCCACACATCGGAGAAGACAACAAAAATGTATCTTGATGAGAGAGAAAAAACGTACTTACTGCTCTGATTTTAACGTAAATGGATTGTTAAATGTGTTTTGGTTGTGATATAACCAAAAAAGACCGGAATACAGAAATTCGAGTAAATTTCGAGTAATTTCGGGGAGACGTTTGCAACTAATTGATTTTAAATACAATTAAAAAAGACCGAATACGATTCCTGTATTCGGTCCAGGGAAATGGCTCTTGGGAGAGAGCCGTGCGCTAAAAGTTGGCATTAATGCAGGCTTAGTTGCCTTGCCCTTTAAGAATAGATGACGACGCCAGGTTTTCCAGTTTGCGTGCAAAATGGTCAATAAAAAGCGTGGTGGTCATCAGCTGAAATGTTAAAAACCGCCCGTTCTGGTGAAAGAACTGAGGCGGTTTTTTATTGGAAATCAAAAGGCTATTTTAGGTAATTAACAGAGTTTTTCAGCTCGTTCTATAAACGGTGCCAGACTCATTTTTTCGCCGGGATTGTTAGGATCATCAATCTGAATCACCGAAATGGGTTGGGCTTTAGTCTTCCCACTGGCAACTTCCTTTTGTGCGATATCGTTTAAAGGATACTGCACGAGGGTACTTGGGTTAATGACATACAAAGCATTACCCGGTCTGCAAGTCAGCATCACCTCTTCGCGATTAAACGCCCATTTGTCTTTACCCACTTCAAAACGACTGACGGTAATCACCTGCGGTGCAGCCAGCGCCGCTGCAGAACTGGTGAGTAACAGAAACGTCAGAATACTTTTTTTCATCAT